AGTGGCGGCGTTTGCGTGCGAAGAAGGTCATGGACCGGTATTCGGGCGAGTTGACTGGTGAGGATTGGGATCACCCGGACGTGCTGGAATTCAATGGCTCGCTGGCAAGTTCCAGCAGCATGAGGACTCCTGATGCGCTTCGTGAGGAGACTACGAGCACGGCCTACCTCACCTCGCCTGACCCGTCTTTGGATGTGATGCCGGGTGATCGTATCAAGGCTATGCCGGATGACGGCAGATGCTGGGAGGTGTCCGGCTATCCGAGTCGTGACGCGAATGCTTTCACGTCGTGGCAGCCGACGGTCGAGATTCCACTATCCGAGTACAGGGGGTGATGGTCTTGGGTGTGATGGTCAAATTCAACGACAAATATTTTGACAAATTGATGAATTCGGCTGGCGTCAAGGCCATGACCCGCAGGGCGGCCGAAAAGACCTTGGAATATGCGAAGGCTCACGCTCCAGTGGACACCGGCGCATACCGTGACGGCCTCCAGATCGAGGAGGTCAAGCATGCGCACCGCACCACCTGCATGGTGGTCGGCACCGATCCGAAAACCCTGCTCGTGGAATCGCGGACCGGCAACCTCCGCAAGGCGCTCAAGGCTGGCAAGTCATGACGGCAGTGCTACCACCAGACCTCGAAACATGGCTGTGCGCTTACCTCCGTGGCGAGCTGAAGCCCTCCTTCGGCAAGATTCTCGTGCACATTCGAGAGCCGGACGATTACGACGGCTCCTATCCTCTCGTGGTCGTGCGTGACGATGGCGGCAGCCAGTCCAATCGCGTGCTCTTCGACCGCAGTATTGGCATTACCGTGCGTTACGGCTCACGTTCCGCTCCGGGTCCTTGTCGTGATTTGGCGGCTCGAATCTACGGCCTGCTCACCGACCCGGCAATTTGCTCGCTTGACGGTTCACCGATTGCGGGCATTGATGAGGACGGGTGCAATGGCCCGTATTTCGTGGCCGAGGACGCGAACATCGCCAGATGCTATCTGACTCTCGAATTCTCCGCTATTGGAGAATTCCCCAATAATTCTTAATTTTTAGGCGTTGAAACGTTTGTTTCAGCGCCTTTTTTGTTTGAAAGGACAAAATATGGCAGCTGATTCAGCAGGCAATGACCTGAGCGCCGCGAAGATCGTGGTTACAAGCGCCTTCCGCTTCGCACCTTATGATGCGACTCAGAAGCTGACCGCCGATCTCATCGCGCCGACCGTGGCCGACGTGAAGACCGGCTTGGACAAGATTTTCACCAAGGGTGGCTTCGTCGGCCTTATCACCGAGGATGGTGCCCCGCAGGACAGCCGTGACGCCGATGATGCGATCAAATTCCACCAGCCTGGATATTCGATCAATGGCAAGGCGTCGCTGACCGCGCAGTTCACGGTGGCCGAGGATAACGACATCACGCGCCAGATGACGATCGGCAAGCCGGACTCCAGTGGCGTGTATCACGTGACCGACGTGATTCAGGACGGCAAGTGGTTCTGCTATCAGGAGACGGTGTTCAAGAATGGCACGCATCGCCGTCGTCTGGGTGTCGTGAATCTGACCGGCAACGAGCAGGGTCAGGATACGGCCGGCAAGAACACCGGTGACGCTTGGACCATCGAATGGATTCAGGATGACGCCTGCGATTCCGGCGCCTCGAAGTACCTGCAGTCCTTCGTGACTCCGACTGTTTCGTCCGGTTCTCATAACACCGGTCATCAGGCTGATGATTCCGAGTCTCAGCCGGTCACCGACTGACATTGACTCTTCCCTGCACATGTTTCTTTCTTCCTTTCTTCGCATGTGCTGGGATTCTTCCTCTTCATCCAGTGAAGCAAAGGAAAAATTTTTAGTCGTTTGAAAGAAGGAAGAAATGACCAAGAATGTGATGCCCTCAGCCGCCGATTTCGGAGCCTGGACTCAGGAGGACGAGGAGAAGGCGCTTGAAGCGTCGGCCGAGCGGATGAAGGTGAAGCACCTCATCAAGGACGACGGCGTGTGGTTCCTCGCACCGCACGGCCACATTTACAAGCTGCCTCTGAATCTCAGCATCGATGATTTCGTGCGCCTGTCCGATCTGCAGTCCAACACGGAGCAGATTCAGGCTTTGAAGGATATTCTCGCGGCTTTTGCTGGCGAGGATGCGGCCAAGGAGTTGGCGAAGGAGCCGGCAATGGTTCCATTCAACATCCTCAACGATTACGGCGAGGTTTTGGCGAAGATTCAGGGTGTGGAATTGGGAAAATCGTCGGCTTCTGCCAGCTCCTCCAAGGAGACGGTGGCAGTCGAATAAGGGCTGATTTCGCGGCTCGCGGGTGGAGTCTGCAGGCCGACTTGGGCGGCAGACTCCGCTTTGCGGACGCGATCGCCTTGTGGGAGAACCTTTCGGCCGACCCGAGCACATATACGGGCATGACTGCGGTGCATATGGTGCTGCCGATGGATGCGACGGCGATCATCACCGCGATTCAGGCTGGCGGCACGTCGATTCTTGGTGACCTCGCGCCAGAAAAGGCTGGGGAAAGGCACGTCGAAGTGACCGATGAGGAGCGTCGTGCGGCTTTGGAGTCGATGAGCAGCATCTTCGGCTTCAAAAAGACAAGCGAATAAGTGAATAGAGGAGGCTGTCATGGCTGGCGGTAGCGAGCTTGGGTCCGCGCATGTGAGCATTTTCCCGCAGATGAAGGGCTTCCGCCAGAACGTGGCGAAAGAAACCGGCAAGGCAGTCTCCGACCTGAAAAACGCCTTTTCCAAAGGGTTTAACGGGGCGCAGCAGGGCAAGAAGGTCGGCAGCGCTTTCAAGTCCGGTTTCAATAGTGGCGCCGCCGAATTGAATTCCGAAGCTTTGAAGTCCTTCAAAAAGGACGTGGCTCAAGCCTCGCAGAAGAATACTGACGCCTTGCTGAAATTCAAGGCGGCTGGCGTGCAGGTGCAGGCAGCACAGGAGAAACTGAACGCCGCCACACAGAAATATGGGGCTGATTCGACTCAGGCTCAGGCTGCGGCCATCAAACTGGAGCAGGCGCAGATCAAGCAAAAGGCGGCCGCCGACAATCTCAAGGCGGCGTCCGACAACCTCAAGACGGCGCAAGGACGGCTCAAGGAGCTTGAGACGCAGTTGGCCGCCGAGGCGGACAAGTCGAAGAACGCGTTCAGCCGTATGGCTTCCGGCTTCACGTCAACCGCCCAGCAGATTGTCGGCAAGATTCCGGGCGTGAACGCGGCGGTGCAGAAGATCAGTTCGACGGCTGGCGAGGTCACGTCCAACATCAAAAGCAAATTCTCTGCCGTGTGGAATGCGCTGCCGGAGGGTGCGCGTAATGCGGCCGCGAAGGCCGGTAATGCGTTGCATTCCGGGTTGGGCAAGGCGTCCGGTTTTGCGTCCAAGGCCGTGTCCGGCATCGGCAACGCCGCGAAGGGCATGGCCACCGTCGTGTCCGGCGCCGCTGCCGCCGCTGGCGGATATCTGGTGAATTTCGGCAAGCAGGCCGTGGATGCGGCCCTCAAGGCCGGTGAGGTGACCGCGAAATTCCAGCAGGTCGCCAAGAACAACAATTGGACGGATGAGGAGCAGAAGTCGCTGCTCAGCCTGAATAAGACGCTTGGCCAGACCGGCGTCATATCCGGCGGCACCTTGAAGGCCGCTCAGGCACAGCTCGGCACTTTCGCGCTGACGGCGGATCAGGTCAAGACTTTGACGCCCGCTTTGGCGGACATGATAGCCAATAACAAGGGTTATAACGCGACTGCGCAGGATGGCGTGCAGATAGCGAATCTGCTTGGCAAGGTCATGACAGGCTCGGCTACCGCGCTGAGCAAATATGGCGTGACCATGACGGACGCGCAGAAGAAGGTCCTTCAGGAGGGTAGCGCGTCCGAGAAGGCCGCGATGGCCGCGAAGGTCCTGGAAGCGAATTTCGGCGGCATCAACAAGGCCCTGGCGGACACGCCGCAGGGCAAGATGACCATCCTGCAGCATGAGATCGCTGGATTGAAGACTTCGGTCGGCAATGATCTGATCGCGGCTTTCGGTGGTGTCGGCGGCGCGGTCATCAAGATGGTGCAGGCCGTCGAACCGCTCATCACCGCGTTTTTTGATAAGGTGGCGTCGCTGGCCGAGAAGATCGGTCCACCCTTGGAAAAGGTGTTCGGTGCTGTCGCTGACAAGATTGGCAAGCTTGATTTCAGTGGCTTTGCCAAGAGTCTTGGCTCACTGTCCGGGCCTATCGCGGCTGTGACCGGCTTGCTGGGTGCGGCTGGTCTTGGCGGCGCTTTGAGCGGATTGAGTGGCGTGCCGATCATCGGCAGCATGTTTGGCAGCTTGGGCAAAGTGCTCGGTGGTCTTGGTGGTCCTATCACTTTGGTGATTGGCGCTCTGGCGGGATTGATTGCCACGAGCCCACAGCTCCGCAGCGAATTCGGCACGATGCTCAAGAATGTTTTCGTCAGCTTGCAGCAGGCATTCCAAATGTTGCAGCCGTCAATTCAGACGCTGATGAAGGCTTTCAATCAGTTGTCTCAGGCTCTGATTCCGGTGCTTGCCCAAATCATTCCGCTTCTGACGCCGATAATCTCGACGTTGATAGGAGCTATGGTTCCGGCCATTCAAGGCATCTTGACCGTGGTGACCACGGTGGTGCAGGCATTGGTTCCGATTATCCAGGGACTTGTGCCGGTAGTGACCGTCGTGCTGACTGCCATCACGTCCGCGATACAGTCGCTGACGCCGGTTATTTCGCAGATCAGCAGTCTGGTTGTCAATTTGGTTTCGACTGTTGTCGTTCCATTGATTCAGCAATTGGCCCCTATCGTGACTAGTGCGTTGACTGGCATTGCCTCAGTCGTGCAGGGTCTTGCTCCGATAGTGTCGGCGGTAATTTCCGCAATCATTGGTTTCATTCAAAATACGCTTTTCCCGGCAATTCAGGTAATGACGCCTTTCATTCAAGGTGTCATTGGTTCCGTCCAGCTCATACTTCAAGGCGCGATGACATTCATTCAAGGTGTCATCAACGTTGTCTCCAGTCTCATTTCTGGAGATTGGCGGCAGGCGTTTGAGGGATTCCAACAGATTGTCAAAGGTGCTGTGGAAACGGTGCTAGGCATTATTGGCGGCATCGGCAGCGCTATCATGGGCATCTTCTCCGGCGCTGCCACATGGCTTGTGTCGGCTGGCGTGTCGATCATCGGCGGTCTGATTTCCGGTATCAGCAGCGCGATGAATGTCCTTGGTGGTTTTCTCGGAAGCGTTAGAAGCCATATCTTCGGCTTCTTCTCCGGCGCTGGTTCTTGGCTCATCAGTGCCGGCAAAGCCATTCTCAGCGGCTTGCTTAAGGGTTTGATGTCCGCATTCGGCCCAGTCGCAAACTTCGTGAGTGGCATCGGCAATTGGATCGTCAAACATAAGGGTCCGCTCAGCTACGACAAGGTGATGCTTAAGCCTGCTGGCTTGGCGATCATGCAGGGCTTTGACAAGAGTCTCAAGGCTGGCTGGAAGGACGTGCAGCGCACCGTCAATGGAATGAATGCGCAGATCAACGGCGGTTTCGATGTGGATGCGTCGAAGTCGGGGCGCGCGAATGTCAGCAACGGCGGTGGTTCGACCACGTATGTCCAGCAGACCTTCAATTATCCGGCGATCGCTCCGACGAGCATCAGCACGCAGCAACGATTGCAGACGGCGGCAATGCCGCAATGGTGACACACAAGCGAAAAGGGTGGTGCAATGATTCTCACGGATTATCTCATCAATGGTCAGCAGCTGACTGGTGAGCATTCGAACCTGATCGTCGGCACCACCCATTTCACGAGCATCAGCCCGCGCATTAATTCCGTCACGGTGAATGGTCGGAGTGGTGTGATGCTTCCTGCTGGCCCACTGGCTTTCGGCGCGCCGGAAATCACGCTGAAATTCATCACGAATGGGCCTGATGCGGATACTTTGATGCATCGCTTCTACCGCTTGTGCCGTTTGGCTTCCAAGCTGACGCGCGTGGAGCGTGACACGGTGTCCGGTTGGACTCGGCGCATGACCGCCAGCGCGGTGTGCACGTCATGTCAGCCGGACGGTGACGAGATTCCGTGGGATGACCACCGCGCGGCCACCGCCGTCTTCCAATTGCCTGACGTTTATTGGCAGGGGGAGCAGTGGCAGGAGCGCACCTTGGACGCGACTGGCGGGCGTCTCATGGCCGGTAGTGTCGATAAGCCCAGCAACAAGGGTTATTGGACACGGTGGGCTGGATTGCCGAACGCTTCCGCCTCGCAGCTTTTCGACACAGTGCCGGAGTGCTGGCTTTCCAATGCGCCAATCGGCACGCTGGTATTGCGTTTCGGCGCGGCCACTGGCGTTACCATCGCAGATCCGGTGAGTGGCACGAATCTGCTGTGGGGTGGCAAACGTGACGCCTCACGACCTTATCTTTTCGTCGATGTGGCCAATCGCAAGGTGTGGACGGCGGCCAATGCCGACGCATGGTCCGGTGGTACGGACGCATCGAATGGCGTCGACTGGACCACCGAGCCACTGCAGGTGTGGCCCGCGATCGATTCCGGCGATTATCGCCTCGCAATCAAACAGACCGGCGGCACCGACAAGGTGGTCTGCCGGTTTTTGCAATCCTGGGAGTGATTAATGGCAAAGTCTCTGCATGCGCGCCTCGTGGCCTATCGTCCATTCGGTGACCGACTCGGTGTGCTGGCTGAGCCTGTGAGCTTCAGCGCCAGCATGCTCCACAATGATGATGGCGCAATCAGCATTGAATATTCCCTGCTGTCCGGTGATGCGCAGGCTTTCGACCGTGAGCTGACCGATGGTCTCGAAGTGGCCGTGGAAGTGTCGGACGGAACCGGCTATCGTGAGCCGGACAACGCGCGTTTCGTGATTACCGGACGTTCCGGCAAGACGGACGACCGCACCAAGACCGTCACCTATTCCGGTCAGTCGATTGGCTGGCTGCTGTCCAAGGCCGAAAACAACGATTCGTCGCACCTGCTCGCGGATGGTGACAACAAAGGCAAGAGGCCATTTTATTCGGCTAATCCGGGCGTGATTTTGAAGACCATGCTTGACGAGAACCGTCAGCGTGGCGGCGTGGCCACCGGCCTGACGCTCGGCTTCGATACGGCGAAGGATGCGGGCGGCGCTGCATGGGCGAGGAAATACACGCTTTACTACAGCCTCGGCACGGATCTGCAGACGATTCTGTCATCTTTGGTCAATGGTGGCGGCTGCGACTGGCGCACAAGCGGCAGGGTACTCAAGCTTTGGAATGCGGACAGCACCGCCTTG